GTAACGCTTGATGCTGTGAACGGCGTATTTCAGGCGACATAATGTCCGACAATCTGCTACTTTTAACGGAAGGTGGCGATTACCTTGTTACGGAATCCGGCGAGTATATCATCGCTGTCGTTCAGTATCAGATAACCTCGATTAATGGGACATATACGGTTGCTGGTCAGACAGCCAATTTATTGAAAAGTAAGGTGTTATCTGCTAGTTATGGAACGTATAGTTTAACAGGTCAAAATATAGTTATAACGCATGGGTATGAATTTCTGGCTTCAAATGGCCTCTATTCATTAACTGGCAATGATGCTACGATTACGTATGTTGCACAAACTAGTGTAAGTCAGCTATACGTAGAACTTAGGTCGTTCACGGAACGAAGGAGAATGTGAGTGGCTACTACCCTAAAAGCTATTACCTCTTGCTTGGGGTATCAGCAAATCACGTCTTTAAGCTCTGCTTCAGGTTTAACTGTCCCCACGTCAGATCCTACTACAGGGCTGACAGTAAAAGCTAATTTTGCGCTAATTACTCCTGAGACAAACGCTGTCCGCTGGCGCGACGACGGCACGGCTCCTACGGCTTCGGTTGGTATGCCTCTGGCTGCGGGCGTGACGCTTCAATATGACGGCGATCTGAGCAAGATCAAGTTTATTGAACAGACAGCCAGCGCCAAACTTAACATTAGTTATTACGTCTGAGGCTGATATGAACATTTCAAACGACGCACCGTCAATGGATTACGTCCAGTATTTTACGAAGCAGCTTCCTAAAGATTTGGCTCAAATGGCTGAGTTACGGGATGAGCTTGCAAAACGTCAGGGCGCGTTAGGCGCGACTGAAGCAGCGCTTGCTGATCGTGAGAAGGCTAAAGAAGAGCTGGCTAACGCTAAGTTGCAGGCAGCGACGATCTTGTCCGATGCGGACAAGAAGAACATTGACGCAAACAGCAAAAAGGCTGATTTGGTCGCCCGTGAAAAGATACTCGAAGATAAAGAAGCCGCCGCTGATAAGGCTCTGAAAGCCCGCGAAGCTGCGGTCGCAACGGCTGAGAAGGCTATTGCACAGCGCGAGTCGGCAGCGGCTGACCAAGAAATTAAGCTGGCTGCACTTGCAGTTAAACTTGACTCGGATCGACGAGCGTTGGACGAACGGATCAAGGCTTTTCAGGCCAAAGTCGCGGCGATTAATGTCTAAGGACTGAATAAATGGCCGACATTAAAATATCCCAACTTCCTACCGCTAACACACCGTTAGATGGCACGGAAGTTCTACCGATTGTTCAGTCTACAACGACTAAAAAAGTTGCTATTTCTGATGTAACTGCCGGTCGTGCTATAGCTGCGACAAGTCTGACGTTATCGACGCCTTTAGCGGTTACGAGCGGCGGTAGCGGGACTGGGACGGCGTTTACTACGGGATCTTTTGTGTTCGCCGGAGCGGCGGGCGTCTATTCGCAAAATAATGCACGGTTATACTGGGATAATACTAATTTTCGTGTTGGCATTAACACCAACACACCGGCTGTATCATTAGCGATCAGCAACACGGATGCTATTCTTGTTCCTGTTGGAACGACGGGCGAACGCCCTGCCGGTGCGGCAGGGTATATTCGGTTTAATACGTCAATCACAGGCTTTGAAGGTTACGACGGCACGAACTGGCGTAGTGTCGGCGGCGGCGCGTCAGGCGGCGGCACGAACCAGATCTTTTATACAAACGACCAGCAAGTTACGAACAATTATACTTTGATTTCTACCAAGAACGCAGGCACTTTCGGCCCAGTCACAATCAATGACACCATAGTCGTCACTGTTGAGTCTGGCGCAACTTGGACGGTGGTATAGTATGGGTGATTTAGTCCTCAAAGGCGCAACATCTGGTCAGATTACGGTCACACCAACGGCTGTGGCTGGCACGAACACACTGACGCTGCCAGCGGCTACAGGGACGGTATTAGCGTCAACAGCTGTAAGTGCATCAACAACAAATACGGTCACAAACAAAATAGCCGTTAACATTGGCGGAACGACATATTATTTGCTTGTTTCGACATCAGGAACGTAATCATGGTTGAACATCCAGATTACCCACAGCCTACAGATGAGGAATTGAAATAATGCCCATCATTCTTGACGGCACAAAGGGCGAGACGTTCCCGACATGGACGACAGGCACGCGCCCTGCCACGCCTAATGCTGGGCAAACTGGCTATAACTCCACGTTAGCTACGCTTGAGCGGTATAATGGCACGACATGGGGGCCAGTAGTAACGACATCGGACACCGGGACTGTTACGCAGACGATGCTAGGAACTAATGTTGCTGGTAATGGACCTGCGTTTTATGCGTATTCGACTGGAACTCAGTCTATAACGAGCGCTACAGATACAAAGGTGCAGTTGCCTACTAAATTGTTTGATACAAACAACAATTTTGATAATACGACAAATTATAGATTTACACCAACTGTTGCCGGTTATTATCAGATAAATGTCGGTATTAGGTTTTCAGGAACTACTAGTGGGTATGCGCTTTTGCAACTTAATAAGTATAACGGAAGCAGTAGTTCTATCTATAGAATGGGACAAGCGTTTAACACTCCTTCAACTTTTTCAATTCTTACACTGTCTGATGTAATACTACTGAACGGCTCAACTGAAGGCGTTGAGCTTTATGCTAATATAACCGGAACTTCTTTAGCTTTGGATTCTTCTTCTGCTAACGTCGGATGCTTTATGAGTGGTTCTTTAGTGAGGGCCGCATAATGACATTAATAGAAAAAATTAAAACACTTTATCCCACTCTTACGGATGAAGATTTTTCTCGTTTGTTTTCTGGGACAATTCTCCTTCAAAACGACAGCGACGGACGCGGCGATTATATCGCCAAGTGGGAACACCCTACATATCCTCGTCCGACTGACGAGCAGCTTGCAGGAATTGCATAATGGCCGCTACACTTAAATGCGATACGATCCAGAACGCTGCCAGCACGAACCCTAACATTACGTTAGATGGCTCTGCCAACGCGACGGTCGGCGGCACGTTGGCGATGGGCAGCAGCTTCAAGCGCAATAAATTAATAAATGGCGATATGGGCGTCTATCAGCGCGGTTCTGTAGCAGCTACGACTGCTGGCGCATATACTTTAGACCGTTGGTTTGTGACGCCTACGGGCGCAACTGTTACGGTTACGCAAAGCACCACAACCGTTCCGACTGGATTTGTAGATAGCTTAAATGTCGCTGGCGCTGCGTCTGTTACCAACGTCGCTGTGTATCAGCGCATTGAAAGCGTTAATACGGCAGACTTGGCTAGTGGCGTTCAAGTTACGGTATCTGGTCGTATTTATCAAAGCACTGGTTCGGCAGTTACGACTGCAACGATTGCGCTTGCTGCGCCGACTGCGCTGGACAATTACACGTCTACCACATCGGCTGCTACTACTTACACAATACCAAGTATTGCTAACGCCACTTGGACGACGTTCAGCAATACATTCACGCTGACAACAAGCTGCGTGAATGGCCTGCAAGTTACTATTGCGCTTGGCACAGGGCTTACAACTGGGTCGTTCAACCTTACCGGCGTCCAACTAGAAGTCGGCTCAGTCGCCACTCCGTATGAGAGGCAGATTTACTCCGATCAGTTGGCGCAATGTCAAAGATATTATCAGATAACAGCTCAACTTTCTGGCGCAACTCCTTCAGCAACAACTGTGAATGCTTGGGGGACAATATCACCAACCATGAGGGTTGCGCCCACACTTGGGCAAACAGGAGTTTTAAATTTTCAAGGTGATGGCACTAATAACGCAAATCAATCAGCTACGGGGCTAGGGTCAAATTTCTCCACCGCATATGCAATACTTCTTCTAGGAGTACCTAATTTTGCTGGTTTTACTACAGCAAGACCGGGAACCTTGGCTGTCCCTGGAAGTAACTCAAATTACATAACAATGTCTGCGGAGCTATAGATGACATATACACTTACATTGAATAGCTCAGTTACCCGCGATGCTGATGGCGCGTCTATTCCTGCCGACGAAGCCAATACAGACTATCAAGCCTATCTCGCTTGGGTAGCTGAAGGCAACGCGCCTAACCCATACGTCCCGCCGCCAGAACCAGCACCGCTAACGCCACAAGAGAAACTTGCGGCGGCGGGGCTAACGGTAGATGAATTAAAGACACTACTGGGTATTAGTTGACGATCAGACGCCTAAAGAGTAATAATACAGGTTACCGACTAGCCGGATAGCTAGGAAGATAGGAGGTCGCGTGAGCGACGAGGATCTCGCTACAGCGGAGATAAGCACCGCGCCAGAGTTGGAAGCTACGGTGGCCCCAACGACTGAGGAAAATAAACCGGAAGAACAGCCGCCCGAAAAGATGTTCACTCAAAAAGAGTTGGACGCTCTGATCGACAAGCGGTTTCGCAAAGAGAAGCTGAATGCGGCTAAAGCAGCCCAAGAGTTAGCTCAACTTCAGGCAGAATTGCAGGCTAAAGCTGCGACTCCGCCAGCGCCAGATGACTTTGAGAACGCTCAAGCCTATGCGGAAGCATTGGCGGAGCAAAAAGCTCAACAGCTTCTAGCGCGAAGAGAAGCAGAGCGACAACAAACGGCTGTTCTTGAGGCATATCAAGACCGTGAAGAAGATGCTCGGAGCAAGTATGATGACTTTGAACAGGTCGCATACAACCCGAATCTTCCCGTAACGGACTATATGGCTCAAGCGATACAGGCGTCCGATATTGGCCCCGAAGTGATCTATCACTTAGGGTCTAATCCTAAAGAAGCCCATCGAATAGCCAATTTGCCGCCGATCTTGCAAGCAAAGGAGATCGGTAGAATCGAGGCCAAACTGGCTTCTGATCCGCCGACAAAACGCACTTCAACTGCGCCAGCTCCTCTTGCTCCTGTCACGGCTACTCGGTCAAGCTCCGGCCCTAGATATGATACGACAGACCCTCGGTCACTGAAGTCGATGTCAACGTCAGAATGGATTGAAGCCGAACGGTTGCGACAGATCAAGAAGTGGGAAGCGCAAAACCGTAGGTAATTAAATCATGTCTAACTCGATTTTAACAATCGACATGATTACTCGCAAGGCTCTTGAGATCCTTGAGAATAGTCTTGTCCTCACGCGCACTGTAAACCGTCAGTATGACGACTCTTTCGCTGTAGAAGGCGCTAAGATCGGCTCGACCCTTCGCATCCGTCTTCCTGACCGCGCATTGGTCACGGACGGCGCTGCCCTTCAGGTTCAGGACGACAACGAGCAATACACCACGCTCACTGTTTCCAGCCAGAAGCACATCGGCGTGAACTTCACGACCGCCGAACTCACGATGCAGTTGGACGACTTCGCTGAACGTGTTCTGAAGCCTCGTATTTCGCAGCTCGCGTCTTCTATCGACGCCGACGTTGCAAACAGCTTCAAATACATCGGCAACTCGGTCGGCACCCCAGGCACCACGCCTGCTACGTCGCTCGTTTTGTTGCAAGCTCAACAGAAGCTCAACGAGAACGCTGCGGTTATGAGCCCACGTTATGCCACTGTTAACCCAGCCGCTAACGCTGCGTTAATCGAAGGCATGAAAGGTCTGTTCAACCCTGTTTCAGCTATCTCGAAGCAGTTCAAGAACGGCATGTTTGGTGAAGGCATCCTCGGCTACGACGAGCTGAATATGTCTCAGTCAATCAAGCAGTTCACGACCGGCTCACGCGCTGGCACCGTAACTGTCAATGCGACTGTCACGACCGAAGGTTCAACGACTGTTGTTCTGACGGGTCTTACGACCACGACGATCAAAGCTGGCGACGTGTTCACCATCGCTGACGTGTATGCTGTCAACCCACAGACCCGTGAGTCAACCGGCTCGCTGTATCAGTTCGTAGCTCTTGCTGACGTTACGGCGTCAACGACTGCTTCGGTTACTGTTCCTGCGATGTATTCGGCTTCTCAGGCTCTTGCTACGGTTGACGCTCTGCCAGTATCTGGCAAAGCGGTCACGTTCCTTGGCGCTGCCTCAACGCAGTATCCACAGAACTTGATCTATCATCGTGACGCGATCAGCTTCGCTACCGCCGATCTTCTGCTTCCGCAGGGTGTCGATATGGCAAGCCGTCAAGTCCACAATGGCATTTCGCTCCGCGTTGTTCGTCAGTATGACATCAACAATGATCGTCTGCCTTGCCGTATTGACGTGCTCTATGGCTACAGCGTGATTCGTCCGCAGATGGCCGTTCGCCTTTGGGGTTAAGTAAAAGGGGGCTAAAGCCCCCTTGTTCACCTATTATTGGAGTTTAATCCATGACTACAACTGCAAATGCGGCTTACCCGCTTGAGACGTTTGGCCCTTACGGCGCGCTTCCGAACGGCGAAGGTGGCTACCAGGTAGGTGACGGCAATCTGTCCGGCACCAATTTCATCAACACGCCAACCCCTGCGGCTATCCCCGCGGGCGCGGCTACGCTTACGGCTGCACAGGTCGTTGGTGGATTGATTCTTGGCAGCCCAGGCGCTTCAGCGGCAGCTTATACGCTTCCGACTGTTGCTAATCTTGAAGCCGAACTTATAGCGGTCGTTAAAGTTGGCGCAACCTTCGACTTCTCGATCATCAACGTCGATGGTTC